TTGAGGAACTGGAGCTAGACACCTTGGCCGAACTGAACACCCAGTTGACCGACGCTACGCTAGTAGATACAGCCACCATAGCCTCAACCTACGTAGCTGTCGCAGGGGACACTATGACAGGTGACCTGACCGTAACAGGAAAAGTACTGACTACTGACTTAGATGTATCAGGTGGAACCGTACTAGATGGGCTAGTCACGCACTCGAAAGTAGACTCCGACCTAGGTGCTGATTGTGGAGCTGACGGCGTCCCGGCCTCTGTTGGGGATGAGGTGACAGGCGCGTATATGAGAATATCCCACACAGACGTAGGTACATGCGTCATAACAGACTTGTGGTGTGCTGGTGGGTCTGCGGGCACCTCGAACTGCACGGCTGGTACGATTGTGACGATTCACACTATCGCAGGCAACGATGACGTGTCTTTCGACGAAGGAGGCACCTCGGGGACTGCCCTTGCCCTGACTGCTGCATCACTTACGCTAACACATCCGCAGGACACCATACAGCTCATGTATCAGATATCCTCGGGAGGCTCTAGGTGGGCGCAGATATCATTCAGCGATAACAACTAAGGAGATAGATTATGAATACCAGAGATTTACTAGGAAAGTTTAACAGTGCGGTTGGAAGAGCCGTCAAGAGTGTCGGCAGCAAGAGCTGGACGGAACACTACAAGGGACACTACGAAGCCGAGGCAGGCTCTAGGTTCGACAAGATAATGCGTAGCTCAAACAAGGCAGCAATTACGTTAGGTGATGTAGTCCTGTACGTGAACGGCGGCTTCAATGAAGTACGCAGAGCACACGAGGAAGTACACGTTCGTCAGGCCAAGAAGCACGGTATCATGTTCTTCGTCAACTACGGTCTTGCATCACTGAAGGCGATGGTCACAGGCAAGCACTACTACCGCGATAATCAGTTTGAGATTGAAGCTGAGCTGGTAGAAGGAGTCGTTCGAGACACACTGAACGGTGACTCAGCTAAGATAGTGGCCCAGCGGTATGGCATCAGTCTGACCCGTGTTGAAGCCATCATGACCCACCATAACAGCCACTAGGAGGCTCTCTAAGCCCTCCAAAATAGGCGAGGTAGGCCTTACTACTAACGCAAATAGTTCGTTTAACCACGGCCACGTGTGGGCCATCTAGCGGGTGTTCTGAGGCAGTTTATCCGGCCATTTTCTCTAGGGTGAGCAAATCGAAGGCTTTTTGGTCTTCATCGTTCCCTAGATACCCGGTCTCGGGCTTGAAGCTCCAGTGAGGAGCCGTCTGGGGGTCGTGTAGGATGTAACTCTCCTTCACTCCACCTGTCTCGTCCATTACTGCGACGACCAAGCGGTTCACGTCGAACGCTTCCAACGCAAAGCTACTTACGAGGTAGCCCTTCTCTGTCAGATGGCGAGGTTCACGCACGACAGTCAGGGTAACGATACCGGTGTTCAGGTTCTGAGTGAGGTCACCCACCACCTTAGTCACTTGCGTGTCTCCTCCACGCATGATGTCTACGCACAGGCTACTGCCCTTCATGTAAAACCTGTTGTTCTTTCTATCGTACTTGCTCAATTCGCTCATGTGTAAATTCCTCCAGCGTGACTATTAAATGTTGTCGGCCCAGCATATACTCACGCGGTGCTGGTTCCATACTCACAGGAGCAGTCATACATACGTAAGCCACTCCCCTGTTCTGCTTAAAGATTAGCAAGGGAATAAGTTCCTGCTTCTCTGCATCCCTAATGCACTGCTGCCAGAAGCGAGCCAACTTACACTTTTCATTGCCGAGGAGGAAGGGCGCTACCTGTATCTCAGCATGGAATTTGCACTCAACACTGAAGGGGAAGGGCCGCTCGTGGTGAGCCACCTGTCTGATGTCGCCCTGCTCCACGAAGTCCTTGCCACGCACAGTACCCATAGCACCGGACGTAGGTACACGAGCGAGAGCGTTCTCGTCGTTGTAGTACCACAGTCCTAGCTTCTTAGCTACCTGTGACTCAAAAAGTGAACCTTTCTGCTTCTGTCCTCCGGGTCTCATCCTTCACTCCTCGCTTGGTGTATCTTCAACCCCGCTTTCACGTGTGGGTTCTTGCTGCACCTAACCATCTCTACTAGCTCCTCTCGTGTGGCCTCGCAGTTCAAGCCTAACGTACAGCAGGCGTTGTTAAAGGACGTGGCCCACTCATTGTCATTTGCCACAATGTAGTCGAGCGCGTCAGCCACGTCAGCCCGTGTAATACCAGACTTGTCTAGCTCTATGGGGAGGTCATACATATCTACTACCTTTTGCAGGCGAGCCTTACGGATAACTAACAGGTCGAGTAGAGCAAAGACGAAGACTGCCACTCCCAACCTCAAGTCGGGGTGGTCGATGGTTGTCTCTCGTCTGTTGCCTTCGCCTGCTACGATAACCTCAAAATCGTTCTCGTTCATCCCAGCCTCTCTTTCTGGGTAAGGAGAGCGAACTTATTGTAGACTTTGTTGACGTAATACTGGTTGTGGAACGAGCCATTCGCAGACTTACCTGCGCTGCCCCTGTTGTACGCGCTCACCGCGTATGCTTCGGCGTCATCCTCTTTCTCGTAACGACGCAGTTGTTTGGCCAGCACCCGCATCCCGAATCTGATGCCGACCTCGGGGTCGCACAGCTCGGTGAGGTATATTCCCTCAAAGCCATGCTCCCGTGCCACCTGACCTAGCACCTGCATCAAGCCGAACGAGGTAGCCCGAAGGCGAAGCTCAGTCTGTTTGGTAGGGATACTAGCCCAGTTCTCTGTGGTGATGCGGCCCTTGAGCCATTCGTAGAAGCGAGGCTCGTAACGCACGGCGTAGGAGTTCTCGTTTGACTCTACGTGGATGATAGCCAGTACGAGGTTGGTGTCGATTGACACCCCATACTCGGTCTCGATAGCAGCCTTCTGCTGTTGAATGATTTCTTTGGTTGTCATGCTATGTGTAACTCCTTGTTGTAAGCATAAAGCGAGCGCAAGCTCAGTCATCGTGCAATCCAGTTCTTTGAGAGGATGCCATCCTTGTCAGGCGTGAGGGTTACTCTGTCTTCTAGCAGCACATCAGTCTGGCAAAAGATGCCGTGCTTATCGTTGAACAAGAAGAGCTGCTGACTAGGCACGTTGGCTGCTTGGCAGACCTCAACCCCAAAGGGACTGACGCCGGGAAAGCTACCGTTGACTATCACCTTACCACCCCCGCTCACAGAGAGCGAAGAGCTTCTGTGATAATGGCCGCACACAGAGAAGTGGATAGGCACGTTGGCCATAGCACTCATGTTGCGGAGCTTCTTCTCAAGTGAACCGAAGTTCCCCTTGCCGGGGCCGTTACCGGGTATGCTATCGCCGTGATGCAGGAGGAAGTTAAACTCTCCTCTCTCCACGATGAGCGACGGCCCGGTAGCTATCTTCCACTCGATGTTCTTGATGTCCTCGGTACGTCGGGCCATCATCCTATAGAGCATGAACTCAAAGTTGGTCAACGGATGCAGACCATCGTTCTTGCGGCCCACACGTCCGTGGTTGCCGGGTACAGCGTAGATGACTACGTTCTTGAAGTGAGCAGCCCAGTTCTGGAACATCTTAACGAACCGTTCCTCGGCTATGAATATCTGCTCGACTACACCGTGGTCTATCTCGTAGGGCTGGCCAGCAAAGATACTCTCGCCGGTTATGATGTCGCCCAAGAAGTAGATGACTAGGGTGTCGATGGGGAAGCTGCGGCCATACATCTTGTTGAAGAAGAGCAACCGCTCCTCTAGTATGTCAGCCGAGCGGTGGAAGGTAGAGGTGCTGTACTCTCCCAGTCCAGCCACGAGGTTCTCCTCTGTCTCCTCGCCAACGTGTACGTCACTGATGACGATAGACAGCTCGCTGGGGGACTCTGTGTTGCTCGCTGGGGTGATACGCTTGCTGGGCAGAGCCGAGAGGCTCTGAGCGTTCTCTATGGCCCTCTCAGTGATAGTAGTTAGCTCAGTGATGAGGTCAACCCTCTTGCTGGGCTTCTTGGCGGTGGGTACTTCCCACGCAGGCACACCGAACTGGTCGATGTAGGACTGTCTGACTAGCTCCTGATACGCGAAGGACGAGCCGAACACCCGCCTCACAGTTGTTTCGGGTACAGGGCTATTGGTTGACAGCAACCACCTCTGCTGCTTTACAACAGCGGCCACCCCCTTCTCTACCATCTCAGTCTTCTGAGTCTTTGTATAAGTCTTCATGTTATTCACACGTCTCCTGTACGGCTTTGTGGTACGCCTTGTAGTCCTCTCTGAACTTCCACTCGTCCCTAACTGCGTCCTCGGTCATACAATAGTCCCCGTTCTCGTCTACCCACAGGCCCAAGGCCGGGATGTTCGGGCCTATCGGCACCTCATAACTAGGCACTAGCGGCACCTTTGGGGCGCACCCGCTAATCATTAAGGTCGTCAAGAATATCATCAATATCTTTTGACTTGCTTTCATACTTGTTCTCCATTTTGTGTAGGTCGTAGACGGCCTTGGCCTCTAGTTCCTTGATTTTGACTTGAAGTTTGGCACGGCTCATCTGTAATCTGGCGACCTTGCGGCGCATCCACCATGCTGATAGTCTCTTGGGCAGGCCCATCAGGGTTGCCACTATGCGTAGAATTGAACTAATCATACGTTTTATTATACCATATATTGCTGCTTCTTGTCAAGTCTAGCCCAAAGAAAAACCCCCACCTAGCACGAGGCTAAATGGGGGCCGCAACACGTATGAAACGAGTTATTTCTTGACGGTAACTGCCGCCTTAGCTTTCGCCTCAGCAACGCCTGTGTAGGCCCGTGTCCCTACGTAAGCAGCAAGCAATGCCTGCCACGTCGTAACGAGTGAGGGTTCCAGAGCGATGCCTCGAATCTGGGCACCAACGATGGCACCAGTCAGAAACAAGGTCACGATGGCTCTAACCGAGCCAGCGGGCAGTCCGAGCGGCTGCGAGCTGTCCATTAGACCAGCTCCTCCGCTGCCACTTCAGCAACCCCTTGCGCTCCGAGCTGCTTGAGTGCTGATACGACGGTTTCGATGATGAGGTTCAGACTCGATGCCGCAAGCGACACACCCATCACAGACGCTACGTCTGCAAGGTAACTGAACAGTTCAGCCTTCTTCTTCTCTCCGTTGTTCGTACCGGGGTACTCCAGCTCCAGCTTTGCTGCCTTGACTCTGGCCTTTTCGGTCAGAGCGTCAGCAACAGGGCTACCGACTTCTTTGACAATCTGTAGTGCGCTGTCGAGAGTAAGCTGGCCGAACACAGTCCGCCACATTATCCTCAGGAACGCCCACAGTGACTTTAATGAACTCATATTAGTTCCTCCTGTTATGGCGTGACTATACGCCACGCTTCCTATGCTACTATTATAGCACGATTCTAGAGCCATCGTCCTCCTTCTCGATGGTTATTACGTAGTTGAAAAGACTCTTTAGCTCGCTGTTATGCGACACGACGAAGATGTTATCGTGCGGAAGCTCGTGAATCAGGGCCACAGCAGCCTCAATACCGGCTGAATCCAGCGCATCGAACAGCTCATCCAGTACCAGTAGGCCACTGGCTTTACCATTGACAATAAGTACGTCGAGCAGGGCTAGCAGGGCACAGATGTCTACCCGCTTGCGCTCGCCTGCACTGAGGCTACTGTATGAGACTGAACGCCCGTCCTTGTGTACCTTGGTGTCTAGCTTGTTGGTCACCTTGCCGCTGCTCCCGGTGGTGGTACTGGTCATCTCTATGTCCATCTCCCCACTGGTGAGCCGCCGGGCGTAATGCTTGAGCTTACTGTTCACGACTGGCAGGATGGCATCGATGACGTAGGCACGGATGCCCTTGACCGACAGAGCCTTCTTCGCCTGCTCCAGCAGGACTAGCTCGGCCTCCTCGTCCACCAACTTAGCCTTGAGGTCTTGCATGGTGCCGAGATGAGTACGACTAGAGGCCCGCGCCTCCTTCAGTACGTCATTCTGCTCCTCTACTCGCGCCTCGTAGGTAGCGATGTCCATCTGTGCCTCCTTAAGGTTGTTCTCGTAGCCCCGCATCACAGTAGTCAGGCTCCTGTGGTCGTCAAGGTTCTTACGGAGCAGCTCTAGCATCTTATGCGCCCGCTGTGCCTTCGTCTCTTCTTCTTTGATACGAGCCTCGGTTCCTTCCTCCACGACCCCAGCCTGTACGAGCTGCTTACAGGTAGGACAGTTCTTGTCTTGTCCGTCGTCTAGCTGCCTGCGTAGCGCCTTAACAGTAGAGGTAGAGGTGCTGATGGTGGCTATGTGGGTGCGTGCCTCCTCCTTTAGTCGCTCTCCGTCGAGCATATCGAGCTGGGTCTGTGTCTCCCTGATGCCTGTCTTCGACGCTGCCTCTCGTATCTTAGACGTTTCGATACCATGCTCCCTCATGTTGCGTATCTTACCCAGCGCACCCCAGCCTGAGTGGATAGAGTCCTCTCGCTGGTTGTAGGTGGCTGCTATCTTAATCTCCAGTGCAGCGATGTTCTTCTTACAGGTTGCGATGTCTCCACGCACCCTTAGGCCACCCTCCTCGAATTTGGTGAGGTCTAAGAGGCTCTCTAGCAGTGCTTTTTGCTTGGCATCACCCGCTCCGAGGAAAGATTCACTCGCTGAGGGTATAAACATAGAGGTTGCGAGGGTCAGGTCGAAGGTGGTCTTGAGGAACGACTCGATGTTGGCCTGTGTCTCTGGAATGGTAGCACCACGGGCATCTGCCCCTTCCACGGTGAAGTTAAGGCCGTTACCGTCCTCTGTAGCACGAAAACGTGTGACCTCAAAGGCTTTACCGTCCTTCGTACCCTGTAGAGTGACCGTACAGCCGTCCTCAGAGCCACGACGTACCACCTCATCAGCCTTCACGCCTCGCGAGGTCTTACCGAACAGCACCCACAGCACAGAGTCGAACAGAGCAGTCTTACCTGCACCGTTGCTGTTCTCGCTGCTCCCTACTTTGCCGGCGAGCAGAACAGGCCCAGCAGCAGCAGGCAGAGCCAGCTCAGCCTCGCCGTAGCTAAGGAAGTTCTTTATCTTAAGAGAGTTTGGTGTCCACAAAGCCTTTCACCTTCTTGTAGAGAGCAGTCTTGTTGTCAACCACCTCGTTCTTGATGTAGTTGCCCAGTGCTGTGCCTGTGACAGCCGTAGGAGCAGACGTAACGGACGCAGCCTCGGGGGACATGACAACCAGCCGCTCCTCAAATTGAGCGCGGTAGGTAGCACTGACAGGGCAGTGAGCTATGATTTTGATGTAGTCTATGGGGTACTCCTTCGGGTCAGGCAGGTCGCTCTCCGTGTGTACCGTGATGGTGCGGAACTGGGGTGTCATCGTAGGTATGAAAGTGCGCTCGTTGGTGTCGAGGTCAAGGATGTCGAAGCCCTTGGTCTGCCCCTCGTCGTGGAACGTCTGTGGCAAGAGGTTGCCTATGTAGTGGACGTTGGGAGTCACGCTCTGGCGCTGGTGGTAGTGGCCCCAATAACTAGGCACTGTAATTTTCGACGGCTCAAGTCCTTCATCAACTCGGTAGTCCGTCTGTGTAAGAGCAGCGCCACGGATGGCAGCATGCCCGAATATGTAATCTAAGTCACCTGCCTCAGCGATGCAACGCTGCTGGACAGAGTGGTCTTCATGGTAAGGCAGCAACAGACACCGCTTGTCGACGTCCCAGCCGTCACCCTCGTGTATGACAGGCTCACTCACTACAAAGATGCGGGAGACAGGGTTGTGGTACACCGACAGCACGTTGAAGTTAGCCTGCACGTCACTCTGGTCGTGGTTGCCCGCTATCAGGGTCACGAACAGGTCGTTCGCAACACAGATGTCCAGCCAGCGTTTGAAGATGACCAGACTAGCTGTGTCCACCTTGCCTCGGCTGTGGAACACGTCACCCAGTACACAGACGCCGTCAGCCTCATGGTCTACGGCTCGCTTGACTATACAGTCAAGGGCTGAGCGCGTCCACGCCTGCCTGCTGTTGACTCCATCGACAGTCGTGCTGAACTGACTGAATGGATGAAGATGCACGTCCGCTAAAACTGCTATCTTACTCATCATCCTTCTCTACTGTGTAGCCGTGACTGTTCAACACGTCCTCTCGTTTCTTACTCACGCGGAGGATGATAGCAGTGATGGTGTCACGGTTAAGGCTCCACCGTCGAGCCAGCTCGGCCTTGTTGTACTTGCCTACTGTATGCTCGATGTAGATACGTAAGTCTCGTCGCTCCCTAAGTAATACTTCATACCTAGGGAGCGACACCTGTTTGCCACCGTGCTTCAGGAGCAGCTTGCGCGTAGCCTTCAGCCCACAGATGGCAATCAACTCATCTAGAAACGAGTCAGCCACTTACTTAGCGACGTCCTCGACATCATAGATAAGCTCCCGGCACTGCTCTAAGAGCCATGCCTGTGCTTCTTCGTCTTCACGAAGGAAGGCCAAGAAGTCAGCCTTCCGGTACTTCTTGTCGCCGAACTCCATCCAGCCCTTAGTCGTCCCGAACAAACCATTGGTTCGTCCGAAGTCAACCATAGACTCGACGTTGTCAATGCCACGTGCGAAGTACACGGGAAACTCAGCCACCCTATCGGGCGGCCCTACCTTGGACTTGTTGACGATGGCACGGATGTTGATTCCTATGCTGCCGCCCTTCACCTTGCCCTTGATTTTACCAATCATGGTCAGGGTAATGCGTACCGCAGGGAAGTAACTCCACGCGCTGCCGCCTGTAGACACCTGCTTCGGCCCAAACATAGCCATAGGGTCAGCAACCAGATGGTTGACACCCACGAACGTGATGTTCGACCGCGCTATGCTGTTGACCAGCTTACGCAGTCCACGCCGCTGTACTACAGCGTTGTGTGCTATCTTCGGTGCTTCTACGAGGTCTTTCTGTGCCTCACCTTCTGTCGGGGGGGTACAAGAGTCGGCCACGATAAGGACAGGGATGTCCTCGTCAAGGTCTTCCTTGAACTTCTCGACGAGAAGGCCAGCGTCCCGGTAGAGTTCTTCCACCGTGTCAGGCTGAGCAAGTATCAGGTTGTCGGTGTCTACACCACACAACTGGGCGAACTGGATGTCCGCACTCGCTTCGGTATCCAACAGGACAGCTATGCCACCCTGCCTCTGCACAGCAGCTATCATGTGATAGGCTATGCAGGACTTACCCGAAGCAGACTTGCCTGCTAACTCGATGATACGACCACCGGGGATTCCCTGCTTGATTGCGATATCCAGCAGGGTACTGCCAGTCTCAATCCAGTAGGGGATTTTGGAGTGGAAGTCAGCTTCCTCTCCAAGGGTTGTTAGGTTAGCCGAGCCGAAGTCTTTCTTCAGGCTGGCTACGATGTCGTTGACTGTACTCATATTCGTACCTCAATGGTGACTCCGACGCATTAACCCATGCACGCATGAGAGGCCGGAGCCACCTAGAGACAATCCTACAGTTCCGAGACCTTAGCGAGCGCCTCTTCTATGTCGTCGTCCGACACGGATGAAGGTGCTTCCTCGGTGTACCCAGCCGGGGCTGCGATGTCCTCAAACTCCACGCCTTCCAGCTTCTGAGCTACGATGGCAGGGTCAGAGGTCTTAGGAACGTCGGTCAGGTCGTGCAGTTGCGTAGACCAGTTGTCCCACTCGGTCGAAGCATCGTACTTCTCATCGAGCGACACAGAGTAGTCGAACCACTGCTGTCCCGGCACCTTGTTCTTGGACACAACTACGTTGAATCCAGTCTCAGGGTTGGTGATGTTCCCCTTACGGGTGAACAGAGCGCGCAAGCCATCGCTTACCTTGGCACCGAACTGAAGTACCTTGACTTCCTCCGGGTTGGCAAGGTCAACCGCGTTGATGAGGTACTGCCTCTTGGCACGGATGCGCGAAGACAGGTCGAGCAACTTGTCGTCACTCGTCTTGGCTCCCACAGCCTTAGCCTTGACAGCCAGCTCACACAGCGGGCAGTAGCCCTTCTCGTCCATCGAGCAGGTTTCTGCAAACCACTCGTGAACCAGTCCGTGTTCCTGTAGCATGTTCAGTCCGAAGTGGACTTGGAACTGATGGAAGTACATTTCTCCCTCAGCCCACGGAGGCATGACGCGAAGAACGGTGTCACCCGCCTCCAGCTTCAAGAATTTCCCTACGGTCGTGTCGAGTTTATTGACGTCGAAGTCGTTAAAAGTAGCCACGTTAGTTAGCCTCCTGTGTTGTGTTAGTGTCGCCGCTCACCTTAGTGGCTTCATTCAAGAACTCCACGATGGTAACGACGTTGGTGCCGTTGCGAACTACAGCCTGCTCGATGGTGTCGATGCGGGTAGTGAGTTCGTCAACGGTGTTGGACTGTGAGTAGCAGCAGTAGCTGCAACAGGCCAAGAGTGCGGCGGCCAGTACGGCCAGAACTATTTTAGTATTCATTGTTATTTCTCCTTGTTATCCGACGTTTACGCCGTTGTTTTTGCATATTGATATGATTTCTTCTGGGTCTATCCGTGTTCCTTCCTCGGCTAACCGCAGCAATTCCTCTACTACTGCGCGATAGCCTTCTGCATTGAGCAGAATCTTGATACCATTGGCATCTGGTGACTCTACTGTCAGCTTAAACATTAGCTCAACACCTTATCGGGGTCGAGGCCGTCAGTGAGGGTGGACTCCTGTCGCATCGTGTAGGACAGAGACTTGAGAGCCTCGCGGCGATGCTCAAGGCTACGCTGTAGCCCGACGAGTACGTCACGGTTCTCTTTCAACTCTATCTTCTGCTGGCGCAGGATTTGTATCTCGGGCGAGAGCATCATCTTCTCGTCGAGAGCCTTCTCGGTCATCCGTACCTTACTACTGGCACTGGCTGACCTCACCTCCGCACCGAACGTAGCCTCTGCTATGTCGATGCGGAGGTCATGCTCTGCTAACTGCCGAGTGGCAGAGGACAGAGCGTCGGACACTTCGTTGTACTTGAGGGCGGCCTCGATGTACTCCCTTTCAAGGGCTGAGATGTCTATAGTTAGGAATTCTTTGGCGTTGAACTTCATTGTTACTCAAAGTCTCCCAGCAGTGAGCCAATCAGCTTGGCCTTACCTGTTGCGCGACCACCGAGCGGGCCTTCGTTGTAGAAGTCCAGAGCAACGCCCGCGCTGGTAGCAGTTACCTGTGCGCGGATGAAGATACCCTTGGGTACATCAACCGAGCCACCCCACCTCACAGTGCCACACGTCGGAGTCGTCATCCTGAAACCGCTGAACGGTGTGTTGTCTGCGTAGAGGCGCTGGTACGCACTGTACTTACCCGACCACGCTGAGCGACTGAACCGTCCACCGGGCGAGTTAGCAGTGAGCGTAGCACTGAATTCGTTGCCACCACAGACAAGCAGGTGACGAAATCTCATTTCTGAGACTACACGGTTGGAGGGCAGGGTGGTAGTGGTGGTGCTAGTAGTGGGTGTCCCCCCGCCAGTACAGGTGAGGGTTACGTTCTGTCCGACAGCCTTCTGTAAGGTCATCAGCGCGTCTGCGGCAGTGACTTTGTCATCTGCGTTTACGTCACCACACACTGCGAGGGCAGGCGAGGCGAGTAGGGAAAGGGTCAGGGCGAAAAGTATCTTCTTCATAATGGGTCTCCTTTTCGTTGGGTCGTTTCGTTTAGGTCGTTAATGTGTAGCTATACATATAGTATACCACACTTTTCGGGCTGTTGTCAACGGGTTAGGGAAATAAAGCGAGCGCTAAGCTCATACTTCGCAGGTGCCGTCAGCGCAGTCCTCTCGGGCCTCGCGTTCTGCTTTGCGAATGGCCTTCTTCAGGTTGGCCTCGGTGAACTCGACAGGCTGGAGCGGTTCGTGCGCTCGGCTGCCCGCCATGTACACGGTCGTACCCTTGAGGGTCTTAGCGTACTTGAGCATTAGCCGCTCTAATTCTTGGTAGTCGAATCCTTTAGGTACGTTGATGGTCTTAGATGTGGCGCTGTCGAGGCAGCGTTGTACTGTCTCCTGCACCCTGAAGTGCTGCTCCACTGGTACGTCGTAGGCTCCCTCAAAATGCTCCAACTCATCGAAGGACTTGCCACTCTCCAGAGCGTTCTGCACCTCAACGTCCACCACTATCTCACTCTTGCGCCCGCCGTCGTCCGCTTTGTCGGAGAAGAAGGTACGCTTGTAGACAGGAGCGAAGATGGGTTCGATGCCTGAGCTGACACCACAGAGCATAGCAGTCGTGCCTGTGGGTGCCGCTGTGTTGACAGTCACGTTACGCATACCGCTCTCGCGTATCTTACGCTTCACACCGATGGGCAGCCCCTTAACGAAGCCACTGTCAAGGAACGCCTCGACCTCAAACAGACCGAAGGCACCCTTCTCGGCAGCAAGAGCGCACGAAGCCTTGTAGGACTCGTCACGCAGGGTCTTGTACACCCACTCGATGAACTCCAAGCCCTCACGGCTGGAGTATTTGATACCCATCTGCAACATGGCAGAGTGAATCCCCATCAGGCCCAGACCGATACGCCTTTCGGCAGTCACGGTAGACTTGATAGCATCCAGAGGGTAGGTGTTGACGGTCAGCACGTCGTCGAGGAAGCGGATGGCAGTAGCGATGGCCCGCTTGAAGGGAGCCTCCTCGATGCGTCCGTTCTTTACGAAGTTGTTGATGTTCACGCTGCCCAAGCAACACGCACTGTAGGCAGGCAAAGGTTGTTCACCGCAATTCCCTATTGAGACGCAACCAAACGTGCCTATATGTCTCTTTGGTTCGTTAAAACAGTACACTTTTGCTTCGCGCTTAGTCCTCGGAGTAAGTTTGGTAATACGTACCGCGTTGGCTCTCACGCGCCTACCGATAGCCTTCGAGAAGTCCAAACGGTGACAGGTCAGGCCCAAGTTAAGTAGGTGCGCAACGTATCCCGAACCAAAAGTAATACGATAACATGCCTGTGTTCTATAGTCCTTCATCCCTCCGCGCCCATCGGGCATGGCCCTAACCATAGCCGGGTGAGAAAGGCTAATGGTACTCTGTACCCCTAAGGTCATCAGCATTTTCTTGAGTTCCAGCAAGAACTCACGGTTTACTGACGACATACTAGCCGCACCGTTCTGCTGTGTCCCATCTGTGTCGAGGTAACCTGCCAACCAATCCAGCCTAGACTGGACTGTGTAGGTGTTGTCCGGCACAAAAGTCTTGCAGTAGTCGGTCATGCCTCCCTTTCTACGGAGGCTATCCAAGGTGACATTAATCTTGTTGTGTGCTTTGCAGCTCGGCCCTTCATTGTGCGTCTTTACGTCTAAGTAGGGCATGAGGTCTCGTTTGACACCATGCAGGTCTATCACAGGCGTATCTCCTCTTCGCATATATCCATCCCCCGCGAAAGCGCCCTTAGAGTAGGCTTCCCTAAGCTCAGTATTGCCTGTAATCACAGGAAGCTCCCACTTATCTATCTTATCGCCAATTTGCAAGTCCTTGGCCTGTACCTTGGTCACTCTGGGATGACGAGCGTCTACTCCTTTAACGATAGGGAAGCTATGGTAAGGAGTACAAGCCAAGCCCGACCCATCGCTGAACTCCACGTCGATAATCTCTTGGTCTTCTCCGGTCACCCTAGGGGTTACCTTGCTCCACTCTTTGCCGTTCCAGACGTTAACCCGCTGGTCAACTACCGAGTCGATACGAACATGTCCCTTATCGGTTAGGATAGTAGTTTCGCCTGTTACACACGGGTTGGTCGCTAGAATCTTAGCGTAGTAGTAGCTGTTGGACTTCTCTTCCATGAGTTCAAGGTTGAGGATGCCCGGCTCGCCACACTTGACGGCGTTCTTACACACCTTGTTCCACAGCTTGCGAGCCTTCACGGTCTTGACGACCTGCCCTGCCCACACCAAGTCCCAGTCCTTGTTGCGCTTCACTGCGTCGATGAAGTCGTTGTTAATCTCGACGCTGACGTTAGCGTTGTTCAGGTTGTTGAGGTCGAGCTTGTGCTTCAAGAACTCCTCGATGTCTGGGTGGTCTACTGGGAGTGAGAGCATGAGCGCAGCACGCCTGCCTCCTCCTGTCTTGATGGTAGCAGCCACGGCATCGACCACGTTCATGAAAGAGACAGAGCCTGAGCTGGTGCCTCCTGCGCGGACAATCTTAGCGCCTCGGTAGCGCAGGTTCTTGAAGGAGATACCAATGCCCCCACCTGTGCCTGACACGATGAGAACCTCCTTGATGAGGTCGCCTATCGACTCGCGGTTGTCCTCGACTGGTAGCACGAAGCAATTCAATAACTGCCCGCCTACTCTGCCTGCGTTAGCGAGGATGCGACCGCCGGGAATGAATGCTTGGTCTTCCATGAGCACACGAAACGCCTCAGCCCACTCGGCCTTGTCTCCGTTCTCGGCCATAGAAACGTAGTCGGCGACCCGCTTGCAGGTGTCCGCCCACGTCTCGTTGTCGTGAGCATAACGCTCTTCATGTATGACCTTCGACAGGCCGGTAAGTTCTTTTGGCATAGTAATAATCTCCTTAGCTGGTATCTTTCTATTATAGCACAGATGTTGCTGTGTCGTCTAGCTCAAGCGGTACTATTTTACCCCACGATGGGCCAATTTGTATGTCCGCGACCAGAGGCACGACGAAGAAGTCAGGCATGAATCTTGTCGGTGCAATTTCCATCTCCTTCTTGATGATAGGCAGCAAATCCATCTCATCCTCATGGATGTAGAAGAGGATGGAGTCGTGTACCGTGCCAACAACCTTTGTTTTAGCCCCTCTGGCCTTGAGTAAATCGTTACAGGCCACCAGTGATAGTAGCAGGCAGTCACTCGACACCGATTGTATTGGCGTGTTGCGTGCGATGTTCTGCCACTGGGCTGTGTACTTGGCACCTCGCTTGGTGCGTGTCTCGATGTACCTGATGCGTCCGAAGGGTGTGCGTAAGTGTTCATGCTTGGCCACATACGACTCAATCTTGGTCTGCCACGAGGACACAGCCGGGTACGAGGAGAAGAAGCGGTCAAGCAGCACCTCCCCCACGTCAGCCAATGCTGCGTTGAGGTTGCGACTAATCCTAGTCTTGGCCTGCTTCGCGTCGAGGCCCAGCGTGTCCATGACCATAGCGAGAGTCTCCGGCCCGTCAAGCAGGTTCCCGGTAGTGATAGTCTCGGCCAGTCGCCACGGCCCTGCGCCATAGACTGAGGCAAAGTTGATGGTCTTGCCTAGCTTACGCTCGCCCGATGTCACCTCGTCCCGCTGAAAGAGGAGCTGCGCTGTCTTGGTGTGCAAGTCCTCCCCGTTCAGGTAGGCACCCACCAACTGCTCGTCACGAGTGGTGTTGGCTAGGTTACGCAGCTCAATCTGGGAGAAGTCCATCTCCATGAACTGATAGCCCTTGGGTGCGGTGAAGATGTCCTTGACCTTGTGCTTCTTGTCGTGGTCAGCGGGTAGGTTCTGTAGGTTGGGCGAGCTAGAGTTGTGCGAGTAAATACCCGCCGCTAGGTAAGAGTGGTCTTCTTCAACTGTGATGTCATAGACTCCGTAAGTTCCTGCAACGCTGATGCTTTCAATTCTGACACTGTCTTTGTTGTTACGTCCTGCAAGTGGTGGATAGCCTTGTGCCCCTTGGTGGTTACAGCCGCTAAGTTGTCTGGATGATTGTTCAGCGTGTCGCCGTCGATGTGGTGTACGTGTACTGTCTCCGATAGTTGTTCCACTGGAATCTTCAATACGTGTTCCGCAAAGACTATCCGATGTACGAAGTACCTCCTCTGTCCTACCTTCCTCGTCTTGTATCCGTAGCCGTCGTCGCAGTCCCCCTTCCAGTTGTGATGTTGCTGTCCGCTCTTTGCTGTCATTGGGTTTTTGCTTCCTGTTTTGGAAGCTGAGTACTTGCTGGCCTGTACGCCCTTTAGTAGCTTCGGGGATAGATTCTCCTTGGCCACTGCCCCGACGTTGTGGTATGATGTCCCCAGCGCCTCTGCCACCTTCGCTAGAGTTAGCCCCAAGCCCATGTCTAAGTACAACTCCAAAGTCTTCCGTATATTCTCTGGGTTCTTCACCCACGTTTTCGATACTGACATTTTCAATCTCCTCGACAGTCTTCCAAGAGCCGTCTTTTAGTAGTAGTTTATGACTGGGGGTGCAGGTGAGTGACTCACCGTTGTCCATTGTTATCGTTACCATCGTATCGTACCCTTTGAAGATTTCCTTCAAAACCTTCCTATATCTTCCCTTATGGGTGGCAACCTCATCACCCACTCGAACGTCCTGCATCTCCACTAGGCCTTTCCGTGTCTGGACTAGCGTATCTCCCTTCACACACATCAGACGACCTGTCTCTGTCAGTGGTCGGTAGTCTGTGTAGATACGGATGCCGTCCTCTGTCTTGTGTGCCTTCTCTCTCATGCTGATGAGGTAGGTCGCCAGTGTCTTCTTAGCCTTCTTGTGTGCGAGGTAGGCGTTGATGAACGTAGACACCTCCCCCTCGTCCTTGATGGTACTGGCAGCACGCAGCAGCGTAGCCATGTCCGCAGCAGGCGCACCACTGGCTGTCTTCTTGAGGACAGGCAGCTTGTACACCTCAAACAGCAGCTTTGCTATCTGCTTGGGGGAGTTCACGTTAAGCTCGGCGTTAGTCTCCTGCACCTTGGGGCAGGCGATGACCTCCTTCAGGGTAGACACGACCTCCTTCTCGTACAGGTCGATGAGCATGTCCAGCTTGCCGAGGTCGAGGTTGAAGCCACGCACCCGCATGTCGATGAGCGTCATGATGGTAGGCATCGTTATCTTCTCAAAGAACCCGGTGAGGTTCATCTCCTCAAGCTCAAACTTGAACCTGCCGTACAGCCTGAAGGTCACGTCCGCGTCGATGCAGCAGTACTTAGCTATCATATCGAGAGGCAGGACACCGTAGTTCCGCTCGGCCTTGGGCAGCTTGTCTAGGATGGCACTAATCTTCTCCTCGTATCCACCGAGGTCGGTGTGCATACCAGCTAGGTACTTCAGCCCGTGCGTACCCGTGGTCGGGTCGAGCAGGTGGTGAGCCAGCATGGTATCGAAGTGGAAGTTTGCCGGCAGCTCCTTGTAGAACACCTTGGCTGCGTGGCAGTCGAAGTAACCGTTGTGTGCTATCTTCTTGATGCCCTTGGCAGCCAGCACCTCCTTCACCACGTCGTGAGCCTCCTGTGTCCCGTTGAAGGGGGAGTCCTTGTGGTCGAGGGGTATGTAGATGGCCTTGCCTGCTTCCCACGAGAAGCCACAGCCCAGCAGCTTGTCGGTGTCTCTGACTCCCTTGCTGAGAGACATCGCAATCTCAAAGTCGAAGGTCAGTACGTCCTGTGACATGAGTATCTTACGCGCAGCCTGTAGCTCTGCTGTGGTCTTGGGCATCATGTACTTGCCGTCACCCTCCAGCTTACCAGTCAGGCACGCCTTCACCTTCTTCAGGCTGGCGAGAAACTCGGCCTCGGCACGGCTCTTCTTAGGTATGTGCAGCGGGTCTTTGGTCACGAGGTAAGTGATGTCACCCTCTTGGAAGATGCTCCCCTTGTACTTGTCCATCCCACTCTTCCTATTGAAGGCAGTCTTGAGGGCGATGTTACCCACGAGCAGCACGACCTTGGGCTGGCACTCCTTTATCTCAGCAAGGAGATGCTCGCGGCAGCCCTTAACGATGCGGTTGATTTCGATGGCAGTCTTCTGCTCCTCGATAGACTCACCGATATGTCGCATGGCTGAGTGGCAGCGGAGCGCACCTGTCCAGCGCACCTGCGACAGGTCAACACCCATCGCAACCAGCTCGTCACGGATAATCTTCACGCGCTTGGGTGCCACGCTCTCTCCACGCGGAGCGAACTCAGTGACGACCAGCAGCTTAGGCTTCTCTGGCCCACGACCGCCCACGTTATTACACGCAGCTATGGTAGAGGTTAGCTCACAGTTCTCGCACAAGCTCATTTGCTGTCACCAAAGAGGGAGACCCCCCCCATAAAGCCCAAGGAAAGATTTTTAGTTGAGTTGAATTGTCTTTGCATGGCTACACTCCCGGTTATGGTTTCTTCCTCGTAACGAGGGGCTTCTCTTTGCCGTACTGCGTGACGGTGCCCTTGGCTAGACCTCGTATCTGCTGGATGGTCAGCCACACGTACAGTCGAGGAGTTTCGTCGTTAATCTTTCCGAACACGCCGAGCTTCTTCGGCATCCGGCACCGCTTCTTCATGCGAGCCAGACAGTTGTAGTATTCTCTCGGAGTCATCCACACGCGAAGGTTCTGCATGGCTCCCTTGATGTGTTTATAAACTCGTTGCCTGTCAATGTTCTGAATGTCTGCGGCCTTCTGTAAACTGCCGCACGCCTCCACCAGCTTGAACGTGTGTCTCTCCTTCGCTCCAAGACGAGCCACTGCTGCGTCGTAAGGAATACGAACCTCTACTTTAATCTTGGATTTAAGAAACTTCACGATTTATCTTCTCCAGTGTTTTAGCCGTGACGACACACGCCTGTATCTCGGTCGGGGTCATGCTGCCGGGGTCTTTGCCCTCGGGCGGCGTTGCTATGGTGATGTGTTCGACGAAGGGTTGCAGGCGCGAGGCTATGCTGATAGCGTCCGCTCGTGCGTCCCGGTCGACCATGACACACACTGACTTCGGGGGACACATGACCAGCTTGGCCAACTGTCCCTTCTTCAGGAGCTTACCAAGCATAGCGACAGCGTTACGGCCAGCACCTATGCCATCGAAGATACCTTCGACCAGTATGATATGCTCCTGCCCAACCCAGTTCCAGAGGATGTCGTTACTTGGAACCTGTGCGTTAATGTAGCTCTTGCCTGTCATCGAACGAGCAACCCAGTAGACCATGTAGTCTCCGCTGACGTGCCACACCGGGAGAATGATGAAGTCCTTGAGCTTACCCTCGGTGCAGTAGCCGAGACCCCAACCCTCTGCTTGCTCTAGCGTCACGCCTCGCTCCCTCAGGTAGCGAAGAGCCCTGAGGCCCTCGGTCGGTATCCTCCAGTCCTGCTGAAACCCGTCAGGCGCAGCAACGTAGTCGCTGACCAACTTCTCCTCGGCGTGCATAGTTGATGCCATGCCTCGGATAGCCTCACGGTCATACACGGGCGTACCACTCTCGATGTCGAGCCGCTTGAGTCCAACACCCTTAGCCGAGCATCTAAAGCACATAAACCGCTCCGTGTTGGCGTTGAGGTACAACTTGAGTGTCACGTTGGGGCTGCCTACACGCTTGACGCACATAGGGCAGTTAATTCTAATCTCTGGCCCGGTGCCACGGATGGCTTCAGGATACTTAACCTTTACTGCTTCTATTGTAGTCATTATTTTCTAGAAAATCCAGTGGTCGCCTCTGCCTACGTTACAGTCACGGCAGGCAGGCTTGAGGTTGTCGAGGTCGTTGGTGCCACCCTGCCCTATCGGAATCAGATGGTCGAGGGTAGTAGACGCATCAGTAGGGAGTAGCTGCGCGTTGCAGACGTGACACTGCCACCCGTACCGGTCACGGGCAGCGATGTACAGCTTGGCAATCGTACTGTTGTCCATGCGCGTACGCTTGCCGCCCGCTTTCTTGATACGGTACGACGCATCGTCGAGCGCCATCTTGACCTTGTAGAACACGTCGTACATTACGCTACGTTCAACTCCCCTTCGACTTCAGCTTCGCCCTTGCTGCCGTACTCCTTAATGGCGGTCAACAGGTCAGTAGTAGGCACCGCGTCTTCCATACGACAGCGACCTAAGTCAGCCTGCCATATCATGTCGAGGCCAACGGCACCCTGCCTGCTCTTGGTAGTACGCATGACGATGGCCTTCTCTTGTGGCCTCCAATCGTCGAGGTCGATGTCGAACTGCTGACCCAGTGTGAACACGTAGTCGGCGGTCATAATCTTGCCAAGGCTACCTGCGACCTGATGGTTGCCGCCCGGCGTTACCTTAGCGATGCGCCTGCCTGACTCGTTGAAGTTGACAGCCAGCCCTGACCTGTTGGTCTGGGACGCGGTGAACAGAGGCAGGTTGAGCGAGGCAGCCATCGAGCGCAGGCGAACGTGAGTCTCCTCCTGCTCAGCCCAGCCCGCATCTCTAGCCTTGGTGGCCTTGAGCAGGTCAGCGTAGTCGAGGATAACAACGTCGGGAGTCCAGTTCTGTGTACCCATGAGCGTGCGAATCCTTCCTTCCAGTCCGCTCACAGACAGAGACATGGCTTCGACGTACTCCAGCTTGAGTTCACCCTCGGACATCATCGCCACGTCCTTGGTCAGCTTACGCATAGCAGACGGCCCCATGACATCAAGCTCATGGATAGGTATGTCGGCCATGCTGGCGAGGTACTTGGTCATCATGGCTTCCTTCGTCATCTCTAGGCTGATGTGCAGCACCTTCTTACCGTCCATGTACATACCACGGCCAAGGTTGATGAGGACAGAGGTCTTACCGGAGTTGGTAGGGCCAACCACGATGGCGTACTCGCCGGGGCCAAGTCCCTGTCCACCACGCAACTGCTTGTCCAGCGAGGGGAAGGTGGTCTTAACGCCACGCAGTGCGCTGTTCTCACGGTGAGTGATAAGCTCCTGCGGGAAGTCGAGGAAGGACGTAGCTGTTGACTGGGTTGCGTTGGCTGCTCGTGGGATAGTCTCGGAGAACATCTTGGACAGTTCTTCAAGGTCTAGCTTGCCCTCCTCTGCCCCGGCGGCCATCTGTGCTGCCATGCCCTGCATGGCGATGTGCTGGCTCAGAGCCTCCTGTGTGGCCTTACCGATAGTCTCGGCGGTCTGGCTGTCTACCTTCTCGCTGTAGGCACGCTGCGCGCAGGCCAGCAGGCTTGCGACTGCTTCGTCGTTGGTCGAGGTGCTTTCGATGTAGGACTCCAACTCCATCAAGGTGTTGGGTAGTCTGTGGTTGGTGTCGCGGAACTCGGCCACGACCTCGACGAGCTTGCGCCCGGAGTCGTAGTCGCTCAACAGGACACGAGCTTGGTCGCTCCAGTTGTAGGAGAACGCTGTGTCCTGTACGAGACAGGACACCACACGTTTCTGTTGCTTGATGTCTAGGAGCATCAGCCGTTCGCAGCCCGTACCTCTGCCAGACAAGCCACGACGGACTTGAGTGCCACGCGAGTCGTAGAGGTCAGCACGTCGGTGTTGTCTGCCTTCTGCTGTAGCACCTTCATGATGAGGTAGTTGGCTGCATCGACAAGCTCGTCGGCACACTCCTGATGTAGGTCACGCCCGTCTTTCTCGGTCGGGTCAAAGTCCCCGTAGTCTCGCGTGCCCTTCGACATCTTGTCTATCAGGTCAGACTGAAGCCTGCCACTGACTCCTGCCTCGTTCGATATCTCAACCCACTCTTCTACCTGTTGTGCTTTCATACTTCTATTATACTCCTTTTGGTACGCTCATGTCAAGGAATTCGGAAATATTATTTACTCGTACAATCCCGTGCGCCTCGCAGTTGTGGTCTTGGTTATACTCTTGGTCTATTAGGTAGCTCGTGGTGTTGGGACAGCTCAGCTTGATGTCGTGAGCAATGAACCAACGGTCATCAATGTGATGCTGTACCTTCATGCCCCGACAGATGTCGCTCTTATCCTCGGCTCCTGAGAGCAGGATAGGGTACTTGATGCCCAGCGTCCGCTGCAACCACTCGTAGTTATCGTGATGCGTGCTGGTAGGCCGGTACGTCATGAACAAGACGGTGCTGTGCCTGTCGTTGGCAAGCTCCTGTATGCGAGCCGCCTCCTCGGGGGACGCAAGCGAGTCCATGTCCGTCCACAGGGTAGGGCTGAACTCATGCACACGGTGGACGGCTTGCCCCACCTCGGTGTCGCACTCGTCCCATGCCCTGAGCAGTGTCTCCTGTGTCAAGTCGATGCCCTCGCGCTCCTTTACTTCACGAATCATACTGCCAGTGAAGTTAGCAAGCGTACCGTCGAGGTCGAACGCTATTCTCGTTGCTCGTCTAGAGTCCATTCAGAAAGTCCGCCATGAGTTCCGTGTCCATCTCTAGTTGACTGTCGGGGCTGGCGCGGATAACCTTGCGCTCCTCCTCGGTCATCGAGTGCCACTGGTCGCCCTTCTCGCGGGCTACTATCCTCTGCACGTCGTCGTACTCCCGGCCAGCCCACTTCCTACGCTTACGTCCAGCGCGATGCACCAGTCCTATCTCGCGTCCTGTCTCGGGGTACACGTCACTGTCATACTCTCCGATGGAGAACTTAGCCAGCGGCGTGAGCTTACTCATGTAGGGGCGCATCAGTCGGGCGAGGTTCACCCGTGCTAAGCCTACTAGCTCCCGGTTACGCGCCTCGCTGTCGCCCTCGCGGCAGTTAATCTCCAGCAGTCCCACGGTGAGGTACGCCCGAAGCTCGGGTGCCTTCATCTGATTGAAGCTGACTATCAACTCCTCCTCCTGCGCCTTGGTGAACCAGTTCAGGTCAAGCTCACTCGTAAGTATCTCTGTCTCGTTCTCAGGGTCAGGCGTGGTAAGGTTGACGTACCCAACAGCGAACAGCGCAGGGTAGCGACGGCTCGCAGGCACACGCTCACTGGGCTTGTGTCCGCTCTCCTCGTAGATGGCACGGTGCAGGCCTAGCGTTAGCTGTCGCAGTATCAACGGCAGCCCGGCGTGGGTCGGAAAGAGTGAATGAATCTGGTCGAACGGCCCTACGACGTTAGGCAGGTTGCAGAACCTTTCCACGAATGTGTAGAGCTGCTTGTCGTAGTTCGGGTTACTCAGGAACCGTTCGACCAGAGATATACTAGGGACAGTCAGTCCCGGTAAGTAGGAAGGCGAGAACATCAGGTGAGCTTTGTCGTGTAGCTCTCCTCTGTTCACAAACCAGATGGCGAAGGCCAGCAGCAGATAATAGACTACGGTGCGGTCGTCTATCCTCTCGCCTGCGTGGCCCTCGCTTGTAACCCAAGTGCCTGCCTCTACCATGCGGAGACTTACGCCTGCCGCGCTGGCGATAAGCGCAGTGTACTTGGCTACGTCTATCTTATCAAGGACGGTGTTGTAGCAGGGCAGGGTCTTGCCCAGCTTGCGGGCCAGTGCCTCGGTCGCAAGCACGCCGGGGTCGGCGAAGCTGTACGGCCCAACGCGACTGCCCCACTGCTTCTCTGTCCAGAGCTTGCCGAAGTAGGAGTCTAGCACGCCCTCGCCGTAGACGGTACGAAAGCCCTCGCTGGCAAGGAACAGGAACCCGATGTCCTGCGGACTCGTGGTCTGCACGATAGGCTCGCGCTTTAGGGCGCAGAGTGTCTGGCCTAGCTGTAGGATGGCAGCCTCAAAGGCTGTCGGGTCTTCCTCAAACATATCCATGTCACCCATCAGCTCTCCCTCTTTATGGGTATGAGCTTGAAGTTATCCTTGCACTGCTCGCAGCAGAACAGAAAGCTGCCCAGCACACGCTTGGGTACGACGTGGGCGCGGAACTCTACGTTAGCACACTCGTCGCAGACAGTGATGGTAGCGGGGCAGGCATCGCACTCGGTGTTATGCTTCTGCCAGACCTCGGGGCCGCCCGGCATAGAACGCAGGCAGACGGAGCAATGCCCTCGTCCTCCGCTGTACATGAACTTGCGGCCTGCGTTTCCTGTTGGTATAACTAAGGTTCCTTTTGGCACTTCATATCCCTCCGGTACTGCTACCTTGTGTCCTGTTGGGTTGTTGACAGGGATATGCCCTGCCGCGACCCATTCTTTAGCTTTCTGGGCTGTCCCCCAGAAGCGTCCTCTTAGTGGTTTCTCACTGTTCATACTACCATTGTACACGAATCAAACGCTGGTGTCAAGTGGTGCGGCTATATATACGGCGCATCTGAAAACCTGACACAGAAAGGGGGGCACCCCCCCATAGGGGTCAATCCAAAGTTTTTCGATGGATTGAATTGTCTTATATTGGCTAATACGCTCATACGGTGATTTTATGCTTTTCCGCCAGATAGACCTTAACGCGCTTTTTGAGATGTCGGTTAATATGCTTATTTTCGCCTATTTGGAAGTCATAGACGAAAACGCTGTTATTCGCCCCTACGGCCTTTTTACGCAATCCGCGACCGAGCCTTTGCTTCGTAGGAGCGACATCTCCGCTTCCCATGACTAAAACGTCTATTTCGGGAATGTCGATTCCTTCCTTAAAGATGTCAGACGCGATTAAGACGTTAAAGTCGCCATTTCGGAAATCTGCGACCGCAGCGGCAATATCCTTAATGTCGGAATTGCCGTGAACCCACCTACTGCCCGAAATCGCGTTATGGAGCGAATCGCCGTGTGCGATGTGTCTGACGAGAATCAGCGTTGCCTCATTTGGGTGATTTTCGACTATTTGGCCGATTGCGTCTTGTAGGCGGTCATTCGTGCAATGCGCCCGGCAATACGCTTCCGCATACTCGTCATCTACGCCATTTCGGTCATCTACCTTCACCAGCTTGATAATCGGCTCTGCAACGTGTCCCGCCTCCTTCAGCGCGCTCATACTGACCTTGTAGACCAGCGGGCCAAGAGCGCCAACTATCTGTTGCCGGGTTTGGCCCTTTTCGGCCTTTACGCCTTCGGAGTCGAGTGCGTCGGCGCTGAAGCCAAAACGGAGATATGCGGAGCAGGCCAAAAGCGTGTCTTGGTAGCCTTTCGCCGATGCGCGCTGTGCCTCGTCTACGAAGACAGCATCCCAAGTCTGAAAGAACTCCTTCTCGGCCACTTTGACGCTATTGATGATTCCCACCGTTACGCGCCTCTCGGTAAACTCGCCTGCGCCGATTACGCCGATTGGCTCCTGTAGAAACTTGTGAAGCTCTTTGACGGTCTGCATCAGTAGCGCCTTGGTCGGCACGATGACCAGTATGCGGCCCTTTATGGCGTGAGCCATCATAGACATGATTACGGTCTTCCCGCCACCTGTAGGCACCTGAATGATGCCCCTACCTGCCGCTAGGGCCGCCGTAGCGGCCTCCAATTGGTAGTCGCGGGGTTCTACCCTACCCCCACAGGTGAGGTTTTTGGTGATTTTAGGACACTTCTGCATCTCCTCGACCTCGACCAGTCCCTTCTCTACGAGCTTGGGAAGTAGTCCTGCCGCGAAGGCGTGGCTGCGCTTTTGGTAGTGATTGTAAAATCCTGACCACCGCCCGCTCTTGTAGGCAGGTGAGAACCAAGGCTTCTCGGCCTTCACCTGTAGCTGCTTCGTCAGCAACTCGTCGATTGCCGGCGTGGGATTGTCCACGACTGCAACGTGCCTGTAGTTTTTGACGTAAATCATTTACACTGCGAGACTGATATAAGCTGCGAGAATACAGATTATGGTGAGTAGCGTGAAGCCGTGTTTACCTTCGTTGTTGTCGTTGTTCATTTGGTTCCTCCTTCGTTGTATTGATACTCTCATTGTATCATACTTTACCGCACCGCGTCAAGCCTGTAAGGCATAAAATCGTCATTTCTTTCGTACCTGACTGGCTCGTGGCACTTGGCGCAAGTCCAGTCTGCTCGCGGCCTCCTGTCACGCCTACGTTCATGGCCACGGCCACAGGAACACTCCCCTATGTAGCGCCAGTCTTCCCGGTGGAAATGCAGCTCGCACTTCTCTGACCAGCCGCTCGGCGACAGAGGCTCCAGCTCCATGTACATCTTCAGCCACTCGCTGCCGTGGTTGTCGTCCTCGGGCGTGAAGACGTGCGCGAGTTCGTGGTGGTACAAGTCCATGATTTGAGTCAGCGACTCGTTGACGAGGACGTGCCTCGCCAGCCGCATGAGCGGCTGGTCGTCTCCTTCCCATATCACGCAACCAGCATAGCCGGTGCCTGTGAAGACCCGGATAGGCACCTCCAGCCGAAAACCCAGATGGAACTCGGCTAAGTCAGACGCACGCTCCATGAGGTCTTCGATTAACTGGTCTACTTCCTGCTTGCTTCTTCGTTTCATGATATAATAAGTAATGACCGATTTTATCTTCAGCGCCTTCTTATGGCTGCACACCGAGGCTGCCTACCGCAAAGAGGAAATGGACTACCTGAAAGACCGCTTTCGGCCCTGCTACGTCGTCCAGAACCCCGTCAGCTTCTGCGTTGACCCATTCGACCAGACGCTGTTGTTCGTCTACTCGCCTCCCTTGTCATCCTCGCCTGCGCCGACCGCTGTCCCTATCAGGCCTGCACCATCGAACTCTCGGCTAGCTGCATCGTTCCGTAACGAGGCGACCTCGGTCGAGCGCGAGGCCAAGGCCCTCAGCTTACTCATATCGAAGCCGCGCCCCTGAAGAATACGACGCGCACCCTCGTTCTCACTTCCCCCTTGACCCTTACGCTTTCGCCGCCTCGCTTTCTTGGCAGCCTTGCGTCGAGCTTGGGATTTCGTTCTTGATGTTGAACCGTTCTTCTTCATTTTGACACCTCGTTCAAAGTATGACTCCAGATGAGAATTACTGTCCCCGGCCTCGCGTCCTGCTCCTGCCACTCGTCGAGAAGCTCGACACCGCGAGCGCTCGCAGCCCCGGCGCTCTCGCCCGGCTGGACGCTGACGAAGACCGAACGGTTCTCGATAACGTCCTGACGCACGGCATCCGCAGCCGCGTCCATTACGTCGTCAGCAAGCTCGCCCTCGGTGGTGTCGTGCGTGTAATCGCTCCGGCGCAAGTCCTCGTCGAACCCGTACCCGGAGAGTTCGCCTTGCCTGTCGATGTCGTCAGCAAAGCGCTGGTCGTCGGCCTCCACAATCTTGCCGCGAAGCTGGTCAGCCTTGCGCTCGACCTCGGCCTCGTAGGTCACTATTCGTACCGCTGTGTTACTTATCCTCATTGTTGATATCCTCCTCAAAAACTGACATCTGGGCACTCACGAGCGCGTGGCTCAGAGTGGTTAGTTGTGTGAGTGTCGTCATCTTGACGTGCGACTGGTAGTAGATAATTGCCAGCAGAACCAAACCTAGCCCCGTAGCGCCACGTTCAGCCACGACCAGTAGGGTGACTCCTATGCCTATCATTAGAGCCGTCCACGTCGTCGAGAGCGCCCCTGCGAGGATTCTTACGATATCATACATCTTCATCTTCATTCTCCTGTGTCTGAAAGCTGCCGCGCTCGGTAAAACTACGCAGGACGTTAGTCATGCGTTGCCCGCTCGCGTTCCAGCTTTCCAGCGTCACAGCAAACCAAGCCGCGTGAGCCACGACCACGAGGGCCACGGCTCCGTCAACGACCCGGCTTGAGTCGCCAAAGGTCAAGTGTAAAACCCCCGCCAACATGACGGCGTGTGAGAGTGGTGACGCGACGTAGCGCAGCGCAAGGCCGCCAAGCCTGTACGCGAGTTCCCCGCTGCGAATCACAGCGACACCTTGGCGCGCAGCGCGGCAGCGAGTTCACGCTCGCCAATCTCCAGCGCGAGACACACGGCCTTGCACGACAGGACAGGATGAAGCTCGTCGCCATTGTAGTCGTCGAACCAGCGGCGCGCAGCTTCGCGCTCGTGCGAGTTCTCGGGTCGCGATGCGTCGGCAATAGCTGACATCAAGAGCGAACGATACAGGCGATGCTCGCCGCTGTGCCCGGTCGCCGCTCGGCGCTCCTCAAGGGAACACTCGACGCTCGACGCGCCCGGCTCGACTACTTCGATTTGCAGAGACTCGTGCCTACTCATTGGAACCGGCCTCGGCGCGCAGGCGCGTTTCTTCGTCAGCCACGCGGTCGGTAGCGTAGTCTCTCAGGCGCTCATAAAGAACGCCGTCAGTGTTGTCGCCTTCGTCTTCAACCGTGAGTTCAATCCTCACGCTGTTGTAGTTCCCGACGTTGATGGTCTTGCCAAGTGTGTAGCTTACTTTCATATCAGTTACCTCCCTTCCGCTTCTGCTTCGCAGTGCGCGGCACCTTCTTCAGTTGCTTCTGGGCTTCTTTCCATGTCAGCCCAAACTTCTCAGCGACTGCGCGCATTACAGCGCCCTCGCCAAACTGTCGCCGCAGTCGAACCACGAGCAACTCAAACTTCTCCTGTGTCTCTCTGTCCATACGCTTCTCCTTCTTACTGGGCATCGTAGGTGCCAGTGGTTACGGTTATGTATTCGGTCGTGTCCGCTTCTTCGACGCACAGGGCGGTCGGCGTATTCAACGCAGCTTTCTCCCTCTCGCCTGTCTCGGCTTTGGCCCTAAGCTGCCATTCCTTCGCTGCGCGCTTGCCGTGCTTCTCAGTCCCCAGCAGGAACTTGAGCAGGTACGGATTGAACGCCTCAAGGTTGGACAGGTACGCGGTGAAGCGCACGAGACTCTTGAGCCGGTTCTTGGTCATCTTCAGGCCACGCCCACGCATGAGCTTGCCCAGCGCGCCAGCGTCGATACTCGGGTCGTCGGGTGAGGCGAAGCCGCGCATGTAGCCGTAAGGCGTGTGCCAGTCATTGTCTCCACCTCCAACGATGCCGGGCCGGGCCAGCAGTGCGGCCAGCGCCTCGGTCGCAAGCTCAGGCTTCAACCTGACAAGCTCACCGAACAGGCTCCGCAGTTTACGATTACCACTGTAGCGGTCTTCGCTGGTTGCGGTAGTAGCCGCTACTTCATCCTCGCCTTCCCTCATGCTACTCACACTCCGAGCAGCAAGGCACAAGGTCGCGTCGTTGATGCTTGTGTTCTTCGTCAGGTTCAGGACGGCACCGCTTTCGATGAGGTCGATGAACAGGTCGCCAGCAACCTCGCCGTGAGCAGCGCCGTGGACAACCTGCGCGCCTGCCGCCGAAACGAACTGCCGCAGGGCCACCAGCACCTTGTCGTCGAGCCACCGCTTGCCTTGGCACCGAACTTGGTACTGGAGACTGTCACGTTGCACGTCTGTCCGCATGGCAGGGTTAAAGAGAGCAGAACCGACGCTCAGCGGCACCAGCCCCTCGGTGACACCTCTGCCCCTTACGCTGGCGGTAACGTGGCTCAGAATGGCTCCTATGGCGACTGCAACGTCCTTGGCGACCTCGGTGGTCATCCTCGCATCGGCGCAACTCATCCTCGTGGTGGCGGAGTTTCTCTTGATGTAGCAAGCATAGTTCATCTTCTCAGCGTCCAGTCCAGTGAGGGACAGGAAGTCGATGATGACCTCGGCGGTCAGGCCGTACTCAGCAGCCTCGTCAAGGTATCGCTGCCGCAGAACGAACTGCTGCGCGCTCGGTGAGTCTGCCTTGAGCGCACCCGTCGGACACACAGCACCGAAGACCTTCCAGCAGGTGTTATCCTCGTAATAGGATGACAGGTAAGGTTCGTAGCTCTCGCTGGTATCCAAGTTGCCCTCAGCCAGCAGCCGGTCGAACTGCTCTAAGTATGTATGGAGAAAGCTCTCCCCGTAGCCGCGAGAGAACTGGCCGCCGCGCAGGTAAGAGGAACCGCTGTCGGGGTCGTACACAATCGGACGGCACTCGTCGCTGTTGACCTGAGTGAGTCCCTTGTGTAAGACGAGCGCGGAGATATCCATTCCTGCGCTCATGGCCTTGGCCACAGCGACGCAAGCAGCCGCAAGGCGCTCGGTCGGAATCTCCTCGTAAGTGCGGTAGAAGGTGACGACCGGGCCACTCCACTCCTGCCACGAGTCAGTGCTGGCGCAGACGGCAATCTCGTTGGCCGCAGCTTGGGCACGCCACTGGTCGGTGTCCGTAAAGCTACCATCCTCAGCACGCTCCATCTCAAAAAGAGGCTGCCAGTAGCTGGTCTGTGTTTTCGTGTTCTTCATCATATATAAGAGTATAGCGCAACCGGGGAGCCTTGTCAAGGCCCCCCGGCAACTTTATTTTCAGTCGAGCTTGGTTTTGGGCATTAATTCCCTAGCTTAGCCTAGCCTAGTCGAGCCTGAGCTTCATCCCCCACGGTATATTAGCAAGGTCGCAGCCGTTACGAGTCACGACCCACAACACCGGGAAGCTAGGCTGTTGCTTAGGGAAAGAACAGTAACCGTCAGTCAGGTAGATGGCCATCTCAGGCGACTCCAGCTTGCCCGCGTTGATGTCTTCAAAAGGCGCGTCAAAGCTCGTACCACCCCCTCCACGAGGTTTCACGGACTCAGCTATGCTGTCGCCCTTCCCGATGGTGTCGATAGGGTAGTGGACGCGTGTGTCTACGCTAACCACGTCGGTGCGGTCGGCGTATTCCTTCACTGCATCAATCTCAGCGCAGAACTGGTCGAGGTCTTCTTTGCCTACGCTAGCGCTGGTGTCAACGATGACCATGAGCTTGGTGTTCGTTTCTCCGATGAGCGACGGCAGGTAACACCCAGCGCCGTGCGACCGACGACTCGGACGCTTGTAGCTGTAATCTTCACGGGCCATTACGTCGATGGTGGTAGCGCGCAAGTATTCCCTCCAGTCCACCTGTGACCGGCGCTTGTCGATGAGCCTGCGGATGTCGCCCGGCACCTTGCCCTGCTCCTCGCTGGAGAGGTTGTCGAAAGCCGACTCGACCTTGGCGCGCATCTCGTCGATGTCGTCACCCTTGACCTCGCCGTGGTAATCACGCCATTCAGGCTCGCCCTTACCTTCACCCGGAGCTTCGCCTTGGCCGGGAGCTTGGCTGTCACTGCCTTCGCCCCCGCCCTCGTCGCCGCTCTCACTGTCGTCGTCGCTGTCCTCGTTATCTTTCTTCTCCTGCTCATCCTTCTGCTCCTGAAGCAGCCGGTCGTAAATGACCTCGGCGGTCAGGCCTCGGAACTCGGGGCGGTACAGTGCGCCCTCAGGCAGCCCCATGCCGGGCTGGTCGAGTACGATGCTGTTGATGCTGTAATCGGCAGCTTGGTTCCAGAGCGAGAAGTCACGACCTTCGACGCGCACTAGATGGTCGAGGGCCACGTGCAACACCTCGTGCAGAACAACGCCGCGCACGTTCTCGATTGCCTCGCCCAACACAAAGTCCGGGTCGTAAAACAGGTTCTTGCCGTCCACACCCATCGTCTTGAAAGGCAAATCCGTCCGCAGCACGAGGTTAAGCTCAAGGCCGATGACCCCGAAGAACTGTTGCGTTGCGAGCATACGAGCGCGTGCATCAGAGATGCGCTTCTCAGCGAGGTTCTTCTTCTCGGTCGTCACTTCTGTTTGTGTGTCTTTCATCATGTGTACTACTCTACAGGAGTTCGTCGGCGTTGTCAAGTGCCGTGTGCAATAAAGTTGCATACCCGTGCGCCACAAGGGCAAAGGCTACCTGAAGCATCGCGCTCACGCTTCCACCTCTAGCTCGACGATATCGACCTCAGCCACGGCCTCGTCAGCCACGATTTGCTCGTAAGTTTCACCGGCCAACTCAGGCGCAACTCGTACCACGCCAGTCCTGCCATTGACCATTTTGAGTGTAAATTGCATTATTCTCTCTGTCATTGTTCTTCTCCTGTTAAGTGGCAAGTTACGTCCGTAAATAGTGCTTCTGAAACCCCTGATTTTACTGGTCATAATTTTGCCTGTTTTGCATCTAAGCCACTCTAAGCCATTTTTCTCTCGCATGAGAGGTAGAGTGAGGGTCTAAATTATAATCGCTTAGAGAGCCTCCTATGCACCTCAATAGTGACCCCCGTTACCGCCGTGAGCGAGCAACTCACAGCGCGGGGGCCACCCGGAGATTACGAGATGATATCCACCAAGTCCGAAGCCGCCTGCGCGAACTCAGGCTCCAAGTCGATGAGCCGCTCGAAGACCTTGTAGCGCGCCGGGCTGGAAGACCAGTCAGCGCATCGGTGAAAATAGAGTCCGAACTCAGCGTCCAGTGTGCCGTAGAACTTCACCAAGTTCTTGAGGTGAGTGTCAGTAATCTTGCCCACCCTGTTGAACAGGGCGTTAGCTACTGCGCTCGCCGCTGCGAACTTCAGACTGGCCTCAGAGGCATCCCACTCGACTGCTACGCCATCCGTCAGCACCTTGACGGCATCCACCTTGTCGTACAGTTTCGTGTACGCTACAAGCTCGTGCGCCGCCGTGCCGACAGCCATCGCTGCCAACCGGAGCATCTTGGCGTAATCGGTCACAGGCTCCTCGCCGAACGTTGCGTTGAGAACCGTGTTGCACATCTCCCACGACCTCGGGGTCGCGAAGGCATCCACGTCGCCCTCAGGCACGACGTTGAGCATATCCGGTTTGGTATCGAGGTAGCCAACTACTTCCGAACGGAAACCGTTCTCGATGAAGTAGGGTCGGCTGGATTCGTTCCAACTCGGCTCGACGTGCAAGTGCAGCATTCGGTTCTTAGCCGGGGCCGACAGCCGGGTCACGTGGGCACCGTGGCTGGCCTTGTTAGCCGCGAGGATAATCCTCACGCCCTTGGGCAACCGGTGAGGGCCGACACGCCTCTCCTGCAACAACTGGAGAGCGACGTTCTGCATCGCAGGCACCGACGTGCTGAACTCGTCGATGAACAAGATGCACTCGTAATCTTCGTCGATGACCACTCCGTCAGGAGCCTTGACACCGATGAAAGGGATGTCGGAAGGCGCAACCCAGTCTATCTGCGTCGCGTCGTTGTCAGGGAAGCGCGGCAGGCCGCTGAGGTCGGTGGGTTCACGCGAGGAGAGGATTATTTCCCACTCGGGCAGGCCAAGCTCGTCGCTCAACTGGTGAACGATGCTGGTCTTGCCAATGCCCGCAGGCCCCCACAGGATGACCGGCAGGTCGGCTGCCATCAGTTCTGTCACCATGCTCTTTGCTTCTGTAATGTTTATGCTCATTGTTCTTCTCCGTGTTGTTGGTGGCCTAATCGCCACTTCAATCAGTATGCCTGAAACCCTATCGCTTGTCAAGGGCTGGGCAACATTTATTTTCACCTCTGTCGTCTGCTGCTGTACCGCCTCGCCAAACTCATCCCGCTACCACCGCAAGCGCCCGTGTGACGACTGTGACAAAGACGACAAGGGACACAATGAACATCACGAGCTTAACCTCGTTCGCCAGCACAGGTTTCACTGATTCAATCATACGAAGTTGAGCCTTGCGAGCCTCCTCTAGCTCCTCTACTCTCTCAGTCCTTATCTCTTCCATTAGCTCCTTGTCTGTCTTCATCTCCTCTATTAGCTCCTTGTCTGTCTTCATCTCCTCTATTAGCTCCTTGTCTGTCTTCATGCTACAGTCTCCATTGAGCTAGACACCCGCTCGCGAAGCTCCTTCAAGGCAGCCTCGTAGTCAGCGCTGTCGTGGCCGCTCTCGTTCTCAACGTCGTCGAGGGTTTCCCGCACGTCGTCGATGTTGATGGTAGACACGTCCGCGTCGTAGGTCAGCACTTGCATGACTTCGGTGTGGTCGAGCGCACGGATGACTCCACTGTCCTCCTCTTTGATTATGACCACGCAGTCTATGACCGCGCTGTCGATTCCGTCCTGTGAAAAGTAGTTCATATTTTTTCTCCCTCGTTGTTCATGGTGTTCTTCTCCGGGGTCGGTTTGCAGGGCGGGACTTGCGTCCCGCCCCAACGGCCAGCTAAGATGACAAAGGAGTATTCCCTGCCACTGATAAAGAGTATGCCTGAAACTTCAGGGCTTGTCAAGAGGTTTTGTACATTTATTTGCAGCGTGTCGAAAATATAGTACAAGTACCTGATTTCATTGGGCTTTTAGTCTACCCAACCGCGAGGTGCGTTGCGCTCGCGTTCAGGCGTGACGAGGTTGCAGTACTGGTCGTTGTTGTGGTTCAATAACTGAAGCCTGTACAAGCAAAGCGCGAGGTCGCGGTTGTCTTCCAGCAACGCCTCTGTCTGCGCCTCGCCCTCCGGGCCTTGCGCCATGAGATGCTCAAGGTATCGCAAGGTCGCCGCGCAACTCCACCGCAACGAACACTCCTTAGCTTCTGTCTGGTCGAGCGTGTCGTATACTTCTCGCGAGCAGGTCGTGAAGTTGCAGCCAGCCATTGCTGAAGCAGGCATCAGTAATGCGAGCGCCAAGGCCGTCAGCAAGATTCTCACCGTGCATCCCGGTCGAGCCATACGACCCAACCCACAAGGGCGGTAAGACCCACGCCCAGCAGGACGTATTGATAAAAAGTGACTTCTTCTGGACTCATAGTTGTACCCTCCTAGCTCGATAGTCGAGCGGTTCGTCGCGCTTCTTGGATTGCTTACACTTGTTGCAGTTTTTCAACATTCGTTGTCTACGTTCCCCGCGTTGACGTTTACCATGCCGTCACTCGCAGCTTCGACCAGCCGGTCAATAAGCTGGACGTGCGCGCCCGCGTATGCAGTGAAATCAGCAATGAGTTGCTGCGGGTGCGTCGAGTACACCACGCTAGACTCGTAATCCACGCAAGCCATGAACTCGTTCACCAGTGAAAGCAGAATGAAGTTCACGCTGCCCTGTAGCTCGGGGTTGTTCAGGTCTTCGATGTCTTGTTCGTATCCATCATAAAATTCACTCATGTTTCTCCTTCTCCTTGCGGCTGCCAGCCGCCGTTATCGTCATAATTGTAGAACTCGTATTGCCTGTCTCCAATATCCAGCCATGCCACCGTGCCGTCCTTACAGTCCCGGTGGTGATGAAACTTCAATGTCAGGGTATAGGCTTCTTCTTCATAAGTCAAAGTCCAGAAGCCGTCGAACTCGTTGTACACGCAGTCTTGCCCGTACTCGTCTATCAACTCCATGTTCTTCACTACGAATAAGCTCATATCAATACCCTACCACATCCGTTACGGCGTGTCAACTACCCGTCTGCAATCCTTGCACAGGCTCACCCATACACGGTCGCCTGTCGTGGCCGACGTACCCCAGAACATTCCGGCGAACGGCTGCCAACAGGCCTCGCACCACGCGCTGATGCGCGTAGGGCCGTGCAGGTCGAGCAGGCCAGACGTACAGCCTAGCCGCCCCAATGCTCGCAGGCGGTCTTTCACAGCGCGTGACCACAAGCCGGACAACATTCTGGTGCTATGGCCTCAGTCGTCAACTCTTTCTGCTCGGCGACAGGTGTCACCATCGTTAGCTCGGCTAGATGGCAGTCAGAGAAATGTCTCCAGTGTTCGGTGAAGACGTGCGCACGAGCGCCTACGGTGTTGATAACCACAGCCAGCCCACGAAACTTTTTACCCTTGACAATGTCGCCCGGTTCTACTTTTCCTGTAATCATGGTGTGTCCCTCCTTGTTCTCGTAACGAATCGGTGGCCGCAGGCTGTACAGGTCAGCACGGTGCCGGGCTGCAACTGAAATGCTGCGCCCTTGCACTTGGGGCATGGCGTGGCTACCACGACGCTGCTTCCTTGCGGCGTATGGCCGCCAGCTTGCTCTTGCGGTTCTTCTCCACACGGCGACCAGCAGGCACGTCGAAGACCTCGCGGCTCAACTGCTTGCTGCGCTTCAGTGCGCGCTTCTGTTTGTCTGTTAATTTGTTCCTCATGATGTATACGAGTATGCCTGAAGGCTCATGCAATGTCAAGTCCTCAGGCAAACTATTTTCAGTTGCAGGTTCGCTCCGCTTTGTACGGCTGACCGATACCCAGTTGCCTTAGCACCCTGATGTCTGTCCTGTTGACCTTGCCGTCGCGGTTCAGGTCAAATCGGCTGAACGCACACGCCGAACGCCTGTCGGCTTCCAGCGATATGACGTGAGGGAACGGTACGCCTACGCATACCCCGCCGTCACAGTCATAGCCTGCGCTCTTGCACTCTATCGTCCCCGCCGGGCTGGATGACGCATTGGCAAAGCTGAACGCTGCCAGCACGATGCCCACCGCAATGGTTGTTTTTAACACTCCTATCAGTAAATCCTTCATCAGTATATCCTCCTTTTGTTAGTTGACGTACCAGCTACAAGCTAAGCACGTAGTTAATATTATAGCACACAGTACCCAGTTCAACACGGTTTCTCTCATTGTTGCACCTCCTCCTCTCACTGTCAAATCAATGATAGCAGGTTACGCACAGGTTATCAACCCCTATTTCGGCTTTATTTGCACCCCCACGGCCACGGCGTTGCATCCTCACCCCCACGGCCACGGCGTTGCATCCTCACCCCCACGGCCACGGCGTTGCATCGTAACACCGCGCACCCGCGCACCCGCGCACCCGCGCACCCGCGCACCCGCGCACCCGCGCACCCGCGCACCCGCGCACCCGCGCACCCGCGCACCCGCGCACCCGCGCACCCGCGCACCCG